CTTTGATGACGTGCGAGTTGGAAGTAGCCGTAACAGTAACAAGGACCTTGTAAACTGCGCCGCTACCGGTTGCGCTAGGGAGCGTAAGAACGCTACCTGAAGCAGTGTCGAGCTTCATAATCTTGCCAGAGTGCTTTGCCTTCGTGAGCGTAAGTGCGCTACCCACAGAAACAAGCGCTGCAACATTAGTGCCGCCCGAAATGTCCGGGTTCTCCAACTTTTGGCCATCAAGCGTGATGCCAGTATAGATTCCCATTTTATTCTCCTTTATGGAGGGGGCCGAAGCCCCCAACCAAATTAGTTAACCGACTCAGCAGCGTCAGTGTTCAGGAAACACGCCCATGCCCAGACGACGGCGTTCGCGGGAACAGCCGTATTCAAGAGCAGATCAAGCGTATCTGCCGAAGAGAACAAAACGGGTGCAGCAAGACCGGTTGACAAGTTTGCCAGTGCGTTAGACGCACCATCGTTAACAAACGCATTAGCAGCAATCGGCGAACCGCCGGTG